TACGCCGCCGCCAAGCGCGCCACCGTCGACACCACCTGCCGGTACCTGTGGCAGAACGCCGCCGGCAGCCTCGAGACCCTCGTACCGGCGCCGCCCGACGCCAGGCTCTGGTACGACGCCCGCGACATCCCGTTCCTACGGGAAGACGAGAAGGACGCCGCCGCGATCCTCAAGGAGAACATGCTCGCCATCGAGTCGGGCATCCGCGGCGGCTACACCCCGGACTCGGTCGTCGCCGCCGTCACGGCCGGCGACCTGACTCTGCTGCAGCACACCGGACTGTTCTCCGTCCAGCTGCAGCCACCGGGCGCTGACCAGACGAATGGGGGCGATGGTGGAAACGCTGCGTGACCTCGACGTCGTGCGCACCTGGCACCTGCCCGTCCGCGCCGACGACGGCGATGGCGACGGGCGCCTGGCCACCATGGAGGTCCGGTTCTCCGTCTTCGACGTCTGGTACGAGATCGACTCGTGGTGGGAAGGCCGGTTCCTGGAGAAGACCGCCCGCGGCGCCTTCCGCAAGACCATCGGCGAGCACAACGCCCGCGCCGGCGACTCCGCCGGCGTGAAGGTCCTGTTCAACCACGGCCACGACATGTACATCAACGACAAGCTGCTCGGCGCCATCGAGTCGCTGTCGGAGAAGAAGGACGGCCCGCTCGGCGTGGTCGCCCTCGACGACACCTCCTACAACCGGGACCTGCTGCCCGGCCTGCGCCGCGGCGGCTACGGCTCGTCGTTCATGTTCCGGGTCATCCGCGACGAGTGGAACGACGAGCCCGGCCGCTCCGACCATAACCCGGAGGGCATCCCCGAGCGGACCATCAAGGAGGTCCGGCTCTTCGAGTTCGGGCCGGTCACCTGGCCGGCCAACCCGGACGCCACCGCCGGGATCCGCTGCGTCGGCGGCACCGACGCCTACTACACCCAGCTGCGCGGCCGCGACCCCCAGCGCGTCGACCTGCTGCGCGCCCGCATCGCACAGACCCGCACCCCACCACTCGACGCCGCCCCCGGCCAGGGCACCTCGAGCGACGGCGCCGCACCCGCACCGCCCGCCGCGCCGGTCCACCAGGACCACCCGGACGGATACGCGCTCGCGCACCAGCGCCGGCGCTATCTCGACCTCATAGGAGGAGGCGTCCGGTGACGCTGGAGGAAATGCGCGCCGCCGTCGAGGCGGCCGCCGAAGAGCTGCGCACGCTCGACACGCAGATCGGGGACAGCATCCCCACCGAAGAGCAGGACCAGGCCTGGAACGCCGCCAAGGAGCGGCACACCAAGGCCAAGGAGGACCTGGAGGCCGCGCAGCAGCGGGCCAACGAACGCCGCTCGACGGTCGCCGGCCTGCCGGCCCAGCGGGGCCGCACCGAGGGCGGCGACGGCGCCCGGCACGCGGTCCCGAACGTCAACGTCCGCAAGGACCCGTTCGAACTGCTGCAGACCCGCGGCGCCGGCCTGTCCGAGACCCAGCTGCGGACCGCGCTGGTCGACGCGAACCTGCGCGCCGCCCAGGACAAGATCGACGACGGCGACAACCAGGCGCACTTCGAGCGGATGGTCAAGCGCCACGCCGGCGACACCCGGTGGGCGACGAACCTGCTCGCCCGCTCGACGCCGGAGTACGAGTCCGGCTGGGCGAAGCTGATGATGGGCCGCGCCGAGCTACTCACCGCCGAAGAGCGCACCGCCATGTCGTCGGGGTCGAACACCAACGGCGGCTTCCTGGTGCCCACGCACCTGGACCCGACGATCATCCTGACGAACTCGGGCACGAGCAACGCCATCCGGGGCATCTCCCGCGTGGTCACGCTCACCGAGGGCAGCGTGTGGAACGGCGTCACCTCCGCCGGCGTGACGGCCTCGTTCGACGCCGAGCTCGCCGAGGTGTCCGACGACACCCCGACGTTCGGCCGCGTGTCGATCACCGCCTACAAGGCGCAGGCGTTCGTGCAGGCCAGCATCGAGGCGTTCGAGGACATCGCCTCCCTGCAGTCCGACGTGCTGATGCTCCTGGCCGACGCCCGCGACCGCCTGGAGGGCTCGCAGCACGCGACCGGCTCCGGCTCGTCGCAGCCGTGGGGCATCTTCGCGGCCCTCGACGCCAACACCAACGTGGAGATCATCTCCACGACGGCGGCGGCGATCGGCGAGGTCGACCTGCACTCGGTGTACCGGTCGGTGCCGATCCGGTGGCGCAACCGCGGCACCTGGGTCGCCAACCCGCTGTACACCCTGGCCGTGAAGCGGCTGGGCACCGCCGTGTCCAGCTCCTACAGCGGCGACCTGACGATGCCCGTGTCGGAGCGGTGGCTGGGCCGGCCGGTTGTGGAGTCCGACGACGCACCCACGACCCAGACCACCACCGCGAACGACAACGAGGTCGTCTTCGGGGACTTCGCCAACTTCGTCATCGTGGACAAGCCCGGCTCCATGTCGGTGGAGTTCATCCCGCACATGTTCAACACCGCCAACAACCTGCCCGACGGCCGCCGCGGCTGGTACGCCTACTGGCGCACCGGCTCGGACAGCGTCAACGACCTGGCGTTCCGGCTGCTGCAGGACAAGACCTCGGCGTAGCCGCACGACCGCGCGGGGGCCGGGGACCTGGCAGGGCACCCGGCCCCCTGCGCACGCCCTGCCGAACCTGCCGAAAGGGAGCCGCTCGTGGCAACCGTGCAGATCTACAACCCGGTGGCGGTCAGCCACCCCCTCACGCAGCAGTTCGTCGTGCTGTCGCGGGGCAAGGAGTTCGACGACAACGACCCGATCGTCACCGAGTTCGCCTGGGCGTTCGAGGCGCAGCCCGCGCCCGAGACCGTCGACAGCGTGCCCATCGAAACGGCGACCCGGGCCCCGGGCGAGCGCCGCACAACCCGCCGCAAGTGACCCCTGGCAGCGTCGTCGTCGGCTACCTCGACGGCGGCCGCTGGTCGGCGTGCTTCGGCCTGTCCTACCGGGACCTGATCGTGCACGACCTGCTCGGCGAACAGCGCATCATCCGACCCGGCGGCAAGGAGCTGCGCGCGCTGACCGGCACCGGCGGCATCGCCGCCAACCGCAACAAGGTCGCCCAGGACTTCCTCGACGCCACCGACGGCGAGTGGCTGTTCATGGTCGACACCGACATGGGCTTCGCCGCCGACACCGTCGAGCGGCTGGTCGCCTCGGCCGACCCGGTCGAGCGGCCGGTGGTCGGCGCGCTGACCTTCCAGCTGAAACGCCAGCCGGGATCGGTGACCGCGCTGCACGCCGAGCGGTTCCGGATCCAGCCGGTGACCCTGGAGTACCTCGAGCACGACGCCGAGGTCGGCTTCCGGCCCATCACCGACTACCCGCGCGAGCAGGTCATGCAGGTCGCCGGCACCGGCGCCGCCTGCCTGCTGATGCACCGCGACGCGCTCGGCAAGGTCCGCGCCCAGTACGGGGACGCCTGGTTCGACCCGATCAAGCACCCCACCGGGGACAAGGGCAAGCCGCGCGTGTTCTCCGAGGACCTGTCGTTCTGCGTGCGCCTGGCCGCCGTCGGGATCCCGGTGCACGTCGACACCGCGGTGAAGACCACGCACGAAAAGGGCGGCGTGTTCCTCGACGAGGAGACCTACGACGCGCAGCGGCCGGCGTGCGCCTGAACCTCGGCTGCGGCCGCGGCATCCGGACGGGCTGGATCAACGTCGACCACCGCCCCGGCCCGGGCGTCGACCACGTCCTGGACCTCGACGCCGATGCGTTGCCGTTCGCCGACGACACGGTCACCGACGTGCACGCCTCCCACGTGATCGAGCACCTGCACCATCCGCTGCGCCTCATGCAGGAACTGTGGCGGGTGGCCCGCCCCGGCGCGCCGGCGGTGTTCCGCACCCCGTACGGGTCGTCGGACAACGCCGACGAGGACCCGACCCACGTACGCAGGATGTTCATGCAGTCGTGGGACTACTTCGCCCAGCCCAACTACTGGCGGGCCGACTACGGCTACCGCGGCGACTGGCAGCCCGTCCGCGTACGGCTGGTCATCAACCCGCTGCTGCACGACCTGGAGCGCGACGAGGTGCTGTGGGCGCTGCGCTACCAGCGCAACGTCGTGCGCGAGATGGTCGCCGAGCTGGTCGCCGTCAAACCCGCGCGGCCGCCGCGGCGCCAGCTGCAGCAGCCGCCCGAGATCGTCCTGGAACGGCTAGGAGGGCCGGATGCATAAGTCGGTGTCCATCACCGAGGCCGGGTCGTCGGTCGTCGTGTTCGCCTCGGCCGCCCGCACCGCCACGGCCACGTCCGAGGTGTTCTCCAGCCAGGGCTGCCGCGGCATGCACCTGATCATCGACGCGACCGCCTCGGCGGCGACGCCGTCGGTGACCTTCACCATCCAGGGCGTCTCGCCGCTGGGCACCGACACGTACACGATCCTGGCCTCGGCCGCGATCACCGGTACCGGCACCACCGTGCTGCGGGTGTACCCGGGACTGACCGCGGCCGCGAACACCGTCGCCAACGACGCGCTCCCGCCGCTCTGGCAGGTCACCGCGACCGCCGGCGACGCCGACTCGCTGACCTACTCCGTCTCCGCGCACCTCATCCCATAGACGGCCAGACAACACCATAAGCGTCATTATGGTGCGGCGACAAAACCGGACATTGGGGGGCACTCGTGCGCGCTCGTGGGGTCGTGCTGCCGCCGCCGGAGCGGCGGTGGGAGTGCCCAAACTGCGACGCCACCCACGTCACCCGCAGCGCCCGTCCACACACCGTCTTCCACCGGTGCAAGGGGCTGTGCGGGCTGCGAGCCCCGTACGTGCAGGCAGGCATCAAGGCCAAGGTCGAGCCCGTCGAGCGCGGCGACTGGGTCGGCCGCGAACTGGTCCAGGTCGACGCCGCCGGCCGCCCGTGGATGGCCGTCGTGACGACCCGCGACGACGGGCAGGACTGCGCCGTCCTCGCGCCGTGCGCGACAGCGACAGCAGATGACGTAGCCGAGGCGCTGGAGGTAGCCGCCCGTGGATGAGCACGCCCAGACGCTGGCCGCGATGGCGGCCCGCCGCGTCGAGTCGCTCAAGCATCGACTCCGACGGGACATCGCGATCCGCATCCTGGAGGACAGCGGGTCGGTGACCGCAGAGCAGGTCGCCGCCCGGTTCGCCGCCGAATGGGTCGAGCCCACCGACCGGCAACTCGCCGACCAGATGGCCGCCAAGGCCCGCGCCGCGGTCGAGTACGCGCAGCGGCAGGTCCGGGCCGCCGACGATGCCGTGGCCGGCGCCGAGGCCAAGACGGCGAAGTTCGCCGCGCTGCACGAGCAGGCGGTGGCCGAGATGGCAGAAGCGCTGGCGCGGCCGGACGCGGCACGCGCCGACCTGGCCGCAGCCGAGGCGCTCGCCGCGTACGCCGAGGCGTCCGGTGACCCGTCGCAGGCGCCGGCCCCGAGCGCGGCGAACGCGTCCGCGCGGATAGCGACCGGACGGGGGGACGCCTGATGGCCTGGTCGAACAGCAAGATCTTCCGCCAGTACCTGGCGGACGTGCTGAACAACACCACGGCGATGGACGCCAACAGCGACACGTTCAAGCTGGCGCTGTTCGACAACGACATCACCCCGGACAACGACGTCACGGCCGCCAACAGCGCGTACAACGCCGGCCAGTGGGCCAGCTCCGGTAACGAGGTGTTCGAGGCGGGCCAGTGGGCGCAGGGCGGCCCGTCGCTGGCGTCGGTGTCGCTGGATGTCGGCACCGCCGACGTGGTGTTCTTCGACGCCGCCGATACCGCCAGCGGCAGCGCGGCTGATCTGGCCAACGTGTACGGCGGGGAGACCTACGACGACACCATCGCGTCGCCGGTCGCCGACCAGGGCGTCTGCTACAACTACTACGGCGGCGCCAACAGCGTGGTCAACGGCACCTTCACCGTGGTGCACCACGCCAACGGCATCTGGCGCATCACCCTCTGACCGGATCACGCGGTGCGGCTGGGCAACACCGCTGAGGGCGGCAGCGACGAGACCACAGTCACCACCGGTAACTCCGGCGGCAGCTCGGGCGACGCCTTCGGCGCCGTCACCATCGGCACCAACGCCAGCGCCGTCTTCGACACCGCCCAGGCCGCCCAGGGCTCCCTGTCGTACCGGCTGGCCACCGGCGCCACATCCACGACAGTGTTCCTGCAGTGGACGTTCACCGGCGTCGCGCGCATCTTCTTCCGGGCGTACTTCCGGCTGGCCAGCGTCGGCGTGGCGCGCTCGCTGGTGCGCATCCGTGCCGGCGGCTCGCAGGTGGCCCGGATCGCCCTGTCTGCCTCCGACACGCTCGAGCTGCGCAACGGCGGCAACTCCGTCGTCGATACGTCCGCGGCCACGATCTCGGCCAACACCTGGTACCGCGTCGAGGGCGACATCACCGTCGGCACCAGCCAGTCCGGCACCGTCAACCTGTACACGGGTGAGTCGACCACCCTGACCGAGGCCGTGACCGCCACCGCCACCTACGGCTCCGGTACGGCCGACGAGATCCACTTCGGGCAGGTCGTCAACGCGTCGAACCTGGCCAGCCTGTGGCTGGACGGGCTGGATGTCAACGACGTCGGGCTGCCCGGCCCGGCCGTCGTCTCCGCCG